CTGAGTCTCCCTTTACTTATAAGCAACAAGTAGTACAACACGTAGGGCAAGCATGGAAAGCCTCTGTAACTATACCACCTGTCAGGAGAGACTTAGGTGAGCCTTGGGTAGCTTTCTTGTTGTCGTTACAGGGACCAGTGCATACCTTTCTCCTAGGTGACCCTAACTGCACAGAGCCTAGAGGTACAGCTATTAACAGCTCTATGACAGCTACGGGTACTGCTGGTGCCTCTTCTGTTACCCTAACTATCTCAGATGGGACAACCCTTAAAGCTGGTGACTACATACAACTGGGAACAGCTAGTACATCTAAGCTACATAAAGTCCTAGCAGATGTATCAGCTACGGGATCGGTGGATATATGGCCTAACCTCAAAGATACTTACTCTGGTTCTGCTGTAACTGTAGACAACGCTAAGGGTGTCTTTAGGTTAACAAGTAATGTGCAAGATTGGCAGATAGGTAACTCCAGTACCTATGGTATCTCCTTTGAGGCTGTAGAGGTGATAACATAATGACTAGGACTATTCCCTCGGTAGTACTTAATGCCCTAGACGATGATGTAATCTCCCCCTTCTTTGCTGTAGAACTCTTGTTTGACAGTCCTGACGAGATTAGGTTGTGGACAGGGGTTGGAGACCTTTCCTACGGAGGGCATACTTGGACAGGTTCAGGTAACTTACTAAACATATCTGAGGTACAAGAGGCATCTGATTTATCTGTTAGAGGTGCAACTATTACCCTTAGTGGTATGACCTCTGAGGTAGTTGCACTAGCCATTACACAGCCATATCAAGGCAGAGTGTGTAACATATATTTTGGTATTACCTCAGACACTACAGCCCTAACCCAAGTGTTCTCTGGCTATATGGATCAGATGAACATACAGGAATCCCCTGAAACAGCTACTATAGAACTAACTGTAGAGAACAAACTAATAGACCTAGAGAGGCCAAGGCTTGCTAGGTATACTTCTGCTTATCAGAAGTCAGTATATCCCGGAGACCTTGGATTAGACTTTATCGAAGACCTACAAGATAAAGAAATTGTTTGGGGCAGAACTGCTAGTTAGGAATAATACGAATGGGTCTTAGTTTTAAAGGCATCTTCAGGGCTATTGTTGTTGCAGCTATTACTGCTGCTATTATGGTAGCTACTGGTGGAGCGGCGGCGTTCTTACCTACATTCCTAGTACACGCTGGTTTAGGCATAGCCATGAGTGCCTTGGCACCTAAGCCTAAAGACCTTGGTGGTTTTGGTGCAGGTAATGGTAAGTCTAACAGAGGTTATAATGTAACACAGACAGGTTCAGCCTTAGACCACCAAGTCATTTACGGTAAGATGAAGACCGCTGGTGTTAGAATATTTGATGGTACTACAGGTACAGACAACGTACAACTACATAGAGTATTAGCCTTTGCTGGACATGAGATAGAGTCTTTTGAAGAGATATACATTAACGATGAAGTGGCAACTATAAACAGTAGTGGTAATGTTACCTCTCCTAGTCGTTATAGTGGGCTAGTCACAATCAAGGAACACTTAGGTACATCTACTCAAGCTGCCGATAGTAGTTTAGTTAGTGCTGTGTCTGGTTGGACAGGGAACCATAGACTTCGTGGTATTGCTTACCTGTATGTTAAGTTGACTTATGATACAGATGCCTTCCCTAATGGTGTACCTGAGATTACCGCTGTTATTAAAGGTAAGAAGGTATACGACCCTAGAACCTCAACTACCGCTTGGTCTGATAACCCTGCTCTATGTGTAAGAGACTATCTGACAGCTACAGGATACGGATTAGGTGAAGCTGTTGCTAACATAAATGATACTGCCTTTACCACTGCTGCTAACATATGTGACCAGACTAACACAGACGCTGGTACAACACGATACACAGCTAATGGTGCCTTCACCACAGGAACTACACCACAAGACCTCTTAGAAGGGCTTATAACGTCTATGGGGGCTACTCTGTGGTACACTCAAGGTGCATGGAACGTAAAGGCTGCTAAGTGGACTGCCCCTGTATTAGACCTTAATGAAGACGATCTTAGGTCAGGAATAAGCCTAGCAACTAGACACTCTCGTAGAGACAACTTCAACACAGTTAATGGTACGTTTAGGGGTGACGAAAGTAATTGGCAAGTAACAGACTTCCCACCTGTAACTAACGCTGCCTTTGTTACTGCTGATGGTGGGCTAGAGTCTACCTTAGACATGGACTTACCGTTCACAGACAACTCAATAGAATCTCGTCGTATAGCTAGGATCATGCTTGAGCGTAATAGACAACAGCTACAGTTCCAAGCCTCATTCGGTCTCAGGGCTTTCCAAGTACAGACAGGTGACAATGTAAGGATCACTAACACCAGACTTGGTTGGACTAACAAAGAGTTTGAGGTTGTATCTTGGACATTTGGGTTACAGAATGAATACGACCTCCAAGTAGAAATGACCCTAAAGGAAATATCTGAAAGTGTCTTTGATGAAGTCAACGATGGTATAGTCTACGAAAGAGATAATACTACTCTGTTGTCCCCCTTTACAGTGCCTAGTTTAGCTATGACTGTTGGGTCAGAATTAAGAAGAGTTAAAGGTAAGACCCTTGGGGTTTTGACTGTTGACCTCGTAAACAATAGTAACATCATGGACACAGCAGAGGTTCAATACAGAAAAGTAGGAGATACAAACTACACCTCTATCGCAATAGTAGGGGCTTTTGTAGGGACAGAACGTGTAGAGGTTGTAGGCATAGAAGATGGTAGGTACGACATAAGGTCGAGACCTACTAACTCTTTAGGTGTTCACGGTGCATATACTACACTGTCTAATCAGCTTATAGAACCTTTAGGCTCACCACCAGCAGATGTGACTAATTTTACAGGGAACCTTGTAGGCTCTAATCTATACTTAACTTGGACACCTGTGTCTGATCTAGACTTAGCGCACTATATCATCCGATATTCACAATCCACTCAGGATGCTTTATACGGAAACTCTATCTTAATAGCAGAAGTACCTGCCAGTAGTAGTAGCCTAATTGTTTCGGATGCTGGTACGGGAACCTACTTCATTAAAGCTGTAGACGATACCACTAGCGGGTCTAACACATCTGTTAACGCTTCTCAGTTTATTACTACCAGCCAAACTATAGAAGAGTTTAATGCTGTCGCCACTTTAACAGAAAGCCCTACTTTTGCAGGGGTTAAAGTTAATACCTCTAAAGTCGAGACACAACTTAGGTTAAGTACAACACCTTTACTAGACTCGGTGTCTGGATTATGGGATGACAGAACAGGCAGTCTTGATGACTTTACAGGCTTTGAGTTACAAGGGTTCTACTACTTCTCTAATACTTTGGACTTAGGCAGTCAGTTTACAAGCAGGGTAAACTACGGCTTTATAAGTACTAGGTGGGACTATACTCAAACCTTTGACCTACAAACAGGTAACTTTGATGATAGGGGTGGCAACTTTGACGGATCTGGTGAGACCTTTGATGACGTAACTGTTGTTGTAGAGCTAAGACACACTAAGGATGATCCCGCAGGAACTCCCACTTGGTCAGACTGGCAAAGTTTTTCTGTGACTGACATAACTGCCAGAGCGTTTGAGTTTAGGGCTGTACTAGAAAGCACTAATTTAAATGCTACTCCTTCTGTAAGTGACCTATCTATTAGTGTAGATATGCCTGACAGGGTTGTTGCTGGTAACGACATAACATTTACTGGGACTACTAACGTAAGTTTTGGTAAAGCCTATGCTATAGTACCAGCTATAGGTATCTCCTTAGCTAACCTGACAGACGGTGATAGATACACTATAACAAACAAAACAAAGTCAGGTTTTACTATGAACATTTTCACAGGTAACTCAGTGAGTACAAACCCTGTGACACTAGACTATGTAGCTAAGGGCTACGGAAAGGAACTTCTATAATGTCGCAGCACGACTTTAACATTCTTAATCAAACCTTCCCCGACACTAGGGCAGACTTGAATCTGGCACTTGCAGCACTAGCAACTAACTCGTCTGGTGCCGACGAACCCTCTACTACCTATGCTAATCAGTGGTGGTATGAGGTTGACACTAACAAGCTTAAAATCCGTAATGAGGATAATAACGCTTGGATAGAAATCGCCACCCTAGACCAGACTGCCGATAATGTGTTATCTATTGACCCTCAGTCTATTAACACTCAGTCTATTACCACGGCGGGGTTGACTCTAGGTGCAACAGCATTGACTGCAACTGGTGTTGAAATTAATGCCCTAAAAGTGCAAGGTAAAGAAACCATCTATGTACCAGCTTCTGCTATGTACCCTAATACTACCAACGGCTCCTCTAAATCAGAACAAGTAGAGCTTGCAAATGGACCAGAACTTAATGTACTTGACTTTGATCCTAGTACCGAAGAGTTTGCACAGTTTAGTGTTGTCTTCCCTAAAAGTTGGAATGAAGGGACTGTAACCTTTCAAGCATTTTTTACTGTTAACGGTACTGATACAGGTACGGTTGGTTGGGGCCTATCTGGGGTAAGCATTGCAGATGATGCAAGCACAGATACCGCTTTTGGCACTAATGTTTTAGCTACAGCTAAGGCGCACAGTGGGGTTGCTAACGATCTGGACGTAACAGTAGAAAGTGGGGCTGTAACCGTAGCTAGTGCTGCCGAAGACTGTTACACCTTTTTTCAGATCATGAGAGATGCCACTAACGACACTCAAACAGCAGATGCTAGACTGATGGGTATAAAACTGTTCTTCACAACAAACGCAAAGAATGACGCATAATGACTGGTTTTGGCTATAACATAAACGGGTTTGGCGTAAGTGGTGAGTCAGGACCACCCTTTGCGGCGCAAGTTTTCACGTCCAGCGGTACTTATACGCCAACAGTAGGCGTCAGTTCCGCATTGTTTATGGTGTTTGGTGCTAGGGGCGGACAGCCATCATCCGGTAATGTAGCGAGCGGCGGTGGTGGAGGGGGATATGCTGAAAAGTATGTATCATCTCTATCTAGTAGTTACGGCGTAACCTTAAACTCTGCGAGCACCTCTAGTGCTGGTGGCGCAGGTGTTGCTAGTAGCGGCAACAACAACCAAGCTGCGGGCTATGGTTACGCAGGAGATTTTACTGCGTCGGGTGGTACAGGCGGCATAGGCTCAAATTACTACACCACTGCGGCTGGCGGTGGCGGTGGCGGTGGTGGTCGAACTGGTAACGGTACAGCGGGTCAAAACCATGTCGGCACGGGTGGCGGGGCGAACGGGTCAGTAGGCAATAGCGGGAATGAAGTGTCCGGCGTGTTTGATCTGTCCCCTTACGGGATCACCTTTGCATATACCAGAGGCGCAAGCGCCGTACCTGTTTTTACTTCTACAGGCCTACCATGGGAGGACACGCTTGTCCATCGCTGCAACACGGCTGCCGGCAATAGTGGCACAAACGCAGGTATACGGGGATGGGTAGGTGTCCCTTCTGGATATGCAGGAACTGTGTTAATACTTGAGTTTTTCTAGGAGATAGCTAATGCAAGCAATAGTCAACAAGGTTGATAGCACAGTAACTAAGTTTTTAGACGATGGCGAAAATTTAACAGATGATCAGGCAGCGCATTATTTTTTAGTGCCGAATGTTGAGCCTGTCGCATTACCATCAAGTATTTCTGACAGCGCAGAAAATGCAGTTTGCAAATGGGAAAACAGTCAGTTGGAATGGTCCCCTCTTTGAGACAGACTTAAGAAAAATAAGTGACTAAAAACAAATGGAGCAACCAATGGGTTTTAAACTAGGACTACGAAGTAAACAGAACTTGTCTGGGGTGCATCCCGACATGGTTGCTGTTGTTACAAGAGCATTAGAGATTAGTGAAAAAGACTTTAGTGTAACTGAGGGTGTTCGTAACATTGAACGTCAGCGTATGCTTAAGAGGACAGGCAAGTCAACTACACTCAAGTCTCGTCACCTGACGGGTCATGCAGTAGATGTTGTCCCTTACCCTGTGTCGTGGGAGTGGGATGAGTTTTATCCTATCGGTGATGCAATGAAAGCTGCTGCAAAGGAACTAGACATTAAGATCGTCTGGGGTGGTGATTGGAAGAAGTTCCCTGATGGGCCACACTTTCAGCTAGACTGGAAAGCCTATCCCCTTGACTAGGGGGGAAGAAGACTGCTTCGTAATGGGTAAAAATATATCGGCAACACTACTGTTTGCCTTGGTGCTTCAAGCGGCAATGATAGTTTGGAGTATCTCTCAAATGAGGGCAGACGTAGATGCTAACTACGCCTCTATAGTTAGAATAAGTGGTGATGTAAAAGCTGTCGAAGCATCGTCTAATATGCAAGCCGTGCAACTAGGCAAGATTGAGGAAAATATAAAGGGAATTAAAGAATCCCTTGAAAGGATGCTAGAGGTAATGGAGAAGGACTAAGAAGGGTATGATTGATCCAGTCACCGCTTTTGCTGCGGCTACCACCGCATTCAAAGGTATTAAAATGTTAGTTGGTGCTGGTCGTGAAATGCAAGACATATCGACACAGCTCGGCTCTTGGTACAATGCTGTTGCAGATATTAACAAGGCTGAGTCCCAACGTAAGAACCCTACTTGGTTAGACAAGAAGACCCACGGTAATGACAACATAGAACAAGAAGCTATGGATATTGTCATCCGTAAGAAGACCCTCATGGAGCGTGAGAAGGAAATAAAGTTCATGCTCAACATGAGGTTCGGCCCGTCTACTTATGACGACATGCTACAGATGCGTAGACAAATACGCAAAGAGAGAGAAGAAACAGTTTACGCTGCTATGGAAGCTAAACGCCAGATACAGAACAACCTAGCTATAGGTGGACTGTCTCTTGGTATCCTCCTCATACTTGGTGGGGGAATCTGGTTAATAGCGGCTGCTATGTAAAGGAGGTTTATATGAGCGTTACTATGGAAAGATTCTTACACTGGAAAATACTGCCACGCATTATGATGCTGGTTATGACATTTATGTATATAGAAGTTCTGTACTGGTTTATGGACTTAACCCCTGAGACCATGACCTCACAAGCTGCTGCTCTAACAGCTACTGTGACTGGTGCTATGACTGGTGCTTTTGCTGTATGGTTAGGACATGAAAAATGATAGGTTCTATTATTAGTAGTCTAACAGGACTAGCCACAAGCGTTATAGATGGCAAGACACAGATCAAGTTAACCGAAGCTGAGATTAAAAAGAAGCAGCTTACTGGTGAGATTGACTGGGACATAGAAGCTATGAGGGGTACTCAGAACTCATGGAAAGATGAGTGGATCACCCTACTGTTCAGTATCCCACTAATACTTGCCTTCTGTGGAGATTGGGGCAACGATATTGTAGCCCGTGGCTTTGCTGCACTTGAGGTTATGCCTCAGTGGTATCAGATTGCCTTGGGGGGTATCGTTAGTGCCAGTATAGGCATGA